AAGCCTCAGACGAAACATCCGTCTCCTTGAATAAGGTGGCTGCGGCCCACGCAAGTGGAAACCGAGTCCTCAGATGTCTATAATATTACAACGCGTGACAATAAAATTATTTATTTGTTCGCAACTTGAAAATATATTAGCAGCTGTAGGTGCCATGATCTTGAGAAATCAAGGTCGGCCGTTCCTTACGTTTCTGATCTCTCAGATTCGTGGACGGTTAGGATATATGCGTCTTGGTTTTGTAAAACCAGCTATCCGATACATGTCCTGGTGCTCATCCCTGGGTCGACATCAGGGTCTTAAAGGGTTAGTAATAACTCTTAAAGCCTTGAATACATCGTTGGCCCAATCTATAGCAAGAGATTTGGCTTCCTTCCCACGTACTCCTCGAGTACGAAGAGGGATGTTAGGACTCCCCACTGTGATTCCTGTTCTTCATAGAAGACGGATAGCAGCTGGAGATATCTTAATAATCCGGTACTGGTTCACTTTATTCTCTATTTATAGAGTTATTGAGTTTCCAGGAAAGATGTCCTTTTCTTCAATCACCGATTCTGGTAAGGATCTCTCGAGATTCTTACCTGACTGGTCACTATTTTGTGGTCGGTTCTGGCGAAAACTTGTTAAATTACAAGCTGTGGATGAGGATGATCTTAGATCACCCCTTACTCTACTAGCCAGATTTCGAGTTTCACCTTTTCTCATTCCGCGGACAACTCCAACGAATGATTTATACCTGTCTACGTCTCCATTTGGAATAATTCGTACAGCTATAGCTTGGTCCCAATCGGACCTGTTCCCATTCTTTAAAGATTGGTTACAGCTAACGCGAAATACTAGATTCCTAAATTGGTTAGAGGACTTTAGTAAAGTAGCACCTTCTTTGTTAACAGAGGAGGCCGCATCAGTGCGGACGTCTATTGGTAAATTAGGTTTAAAAGATGAACCCGCGGGTAAAATCCGTGTGTTTGCTATGGTAGACTGTTTCACGCAATGGGCAATGAAGCCATTGCATGATTACCTGTTCGGTATCTTGAGGGAAATCCCTCAAGATGGAACATTCGATCAGCTTGCCCCAGTTCGATTATTACAATCGAAGGGGTATACACGGTTCTGGTCATTAGACCTGAGTTCCGCTACTGATC